AATTTAACAATTTTGTAATAACCTGCATCTGCTTTAGACATTTATTGGGACCGTAATGAGTTTATAATTAAATCCTTCCTCATTGTATATCTTCACTCTCTCAATTAAATGTAACAATGTAAAGTTCTTATGAGACTTCCACGAAAGATTATCACCAATATCATACAACTTACAAACTGCTTTTTGTTCTCCGAGCCGTAACCCGCGACCAATACTTTGTAGATTCCTGATGCGTGATTTTGTAGGTGATGCAAATACTACGTTATGGAGGTTTCTAATATTTATACCTGTAGAGAAGGTGCCGTAAGACGCAACAATGATGGCATCTTCTTGAGTCTCGGTAATCGCACGGATATTTTCTCTATCCTGAGCTTCCACACCGCCATGCACAAAAAACACCTTTCTTCCCGCCGCGGCTTTTTCCTGTAATAATTCATACAACACCTTTCCATGTTTCTCAACATATTGAAATAACAACAACGTATTTCCTTTTTGGTCAAGCACGAGATTCTTGATGAAGGTGTTTCGTTTGGGGTGTGTGACTATCCAATCAAGTTCTTGTTGATATGTGAACTTCTTCGTAAGGTCTTTTTCTTCATTACTATAATCTAACTGAATACAGCGAATCTTTAAGTTTGCCAATTGCTGGGCATCCATCAACTTCTTTGTTGTTGTGACTGCATGCACAGATCCAAACAATCCTTCAAGCACCAACTTATGGGTCTTTGTGCCATCAAGTGTTCCTGTTGTGCCAATTTTAAACGGAGCCTTTGTACACTTATGAAGAATGGATGTCAAAGATTTCGCCTTGAATAAATGACACTCATCCCCATAGATGACATCGAAGTTTTCGAAAAAGCTTTTCGGCATTTTGTAAATGCTTTGCCACGTGGATATTGTTATGGGATAATCGGTAATTTTTTCTTTCCCTGCATAGACACGAGTGCAATACTCTGAGACTTTCCAATCTGAATTTGTTGCATAGTCAGCAAAGTCGCCATACAACTGTTCCACCAATGATGTTGTGGGGACAATGATGAGTTGGCGGCGTGCATATTGTAAATGCCACCGAATCATCGTGTAAATGATTAAACTCTTACCACTCGCAGTAGGAGAAAGTAAAAGTGCTCTATTATTGCGAATAGTCTCACGAACTGCATCCACTTGATAATCACGGATTTCAATTGGCTTACCATTCGAATGATAGTTCAATGTTTCAATAAAACTGTCAATCTGTGATATATCAATGGGATTTGCTGGAATATTGTTAATGAACGGGTATTCGTTTATACGGCAGAATTCTTGTACATATTTGAGTAACCCGACATATAACTCTTTGGTGAACACACTGAGGAGACGGATTTTCCCATCCCAGAGCTTTGCCCTGTACTGTGGGGTAAATTGTGCTCCAGGAACAGCAAATGTGAAGAAATCATTCATTTCCAATAAAATAGATGGGTCTGCATCAATCCGAAGATACACCTCATCTTTTTTAGTAACTGTTACTGTCACATTCCTCCGTTGGTAAACTTCGCCCAATCAATACTGGATTTGATATCCCAGGTTCTACTATTGATACTTTTGATGATTTGTTCCAGCTGATATATCACAGTTTTTAAATATTCAATTTTGTCTACCATGATAATCATATCTTCATCGGTCTGTATGACATCATCCATTTCATTTTTGAGCGGGCGATTATTAAGATATTGTTCCCACCCTTGCTCTGTTAATTCTTCGCGGGTCATCTCACCACGATAATATCTATTCTTCAGCTTACGTAAACGAAGATAATCGGTGTCAGCCTTTCGAAACTGAAGGCGAACCGTGGTAAGTAATTTTAGGTATTTGGCATGTAATTCAGGAACGCGAGCAGCAGCTCTTCCTAAATTTGTTTGGTCAATCTTACAATCTTCAATCCACATATCTTGCAAATCATTCAGTTTCATAATCACCTCTATAACGGTTACATTATATAAGATACACTATTCGGAATGGTTTGTCAAGTGTTATAATAAACTTTCCACTGTGAATGACGTATACTTGAATACCGCAGACGCAGTGAAGTATTGTGTTTGCCCATTTGAAATATCAAAATCCACACCTGATAAAGATATTGGAAAACAATCTTTAAAATTCATTTGAGCCACAGCAATGTTATTTGAACTCATGATCATTAATGAAGCATCACTGTAATCAGTGAGGTCGGATTTTCTTGTTGTAACCCCTCCACTGGGACCAACATCGGGGTTGATGGTGGAATCACGGTATGCTTGTTCCGAGGTTCTTTGTTGGAATTGATAGGAATTCTCTGGAGACCCTAACCCACTGAGCCAATTATATAGCTCACTGTAATTTTGCATATCTTCTTGAATTAAAAATTGGATGTTTAATTCACCAAATTGAAGTTTCTCACCAGGACGGGGAATATCAACCAAGGGGGTGTATTGTGTGACAAACCCTAAATTTATTGTAGGGATGTTCGCTGCTTGGCAAAAATATGTAACTTGGGGCAGTCCCTGAATAAGGAAACGGAACCCACTTGGGCGCAAATAATTCATTTGCTCCGGTTGACGATTCACCCATTGTATTTCAGGTATATCTGTTTTTGCGGTTGTAATAGACATAATGATTGGTAAAAGATGTTACACAAACCTACTTGACCAGCACTTGACAACGTGGTATAATTACTATGTTGGGTTACAGTGAATAATAACTAAAACTAATTGAATACTGCTTAAAGTATTTATACACTGTGCAAGACCGAATAGAATAAACCTGCTGCTAATGCTAGCGGAAAAGGAAAGAGAGAGCCCCGTGAAGGACTCTCCCTTTTCTTTTTTTATTTTCACCCTACCATCTTAGAGAAGGTTTGTGACCTTCATTCTACGGAAGTAATGGTTTGTGTTAGCTGTGAATGTGCTGCCGTCTGCCGTACCGTTGCTTGTACCATCTGTTGTTACGAATGGGTTTGAGACCATGCCATAACGTGTCTTGAAGCCAATCTTCGGCTGGAACGTTGTTGGGTCAATGGCGCGAACCATCTGCAACGGAACATATGGGCAGTAGAAGATACCTGCGTCGTATGCACTTGAACCCTTGTATCCAACGACTAAGAACTGTGATGCTGAGTTCGTGTTTGCTGAATATGGGTCGATGAACACCTTGTAACGACCATTCAATGTTCCTGCAAATGTGTTACCAGTGTCATCTGATGAAAGACCATCGTTCGATGATAGAGCTGGTGTGTAATCAAGCTTGCCAGCCATTGCCAATGCTGCTGCAACGTCTGATGAACAAACGATGAAGTTACCACGGCCACGGCGTGTTTGCTGAGCGATAACGTTTGCATCGCGCTCGATTTGGAACATCAAGCCCTTGAAACGTTCCACTGACCAACGACCGTTTGAATCAACGTCAAGGTCGAATGTACCTGCTGTTGCTGTTGAAGCAGCACCCGCCTTTGCCGTCTTGTAGATGGTACGAATGACTTCACGATTGATTTCAGCAAGAATTTCTTGTGAAAGAATGTTGGCCAACTCGCCTTCAGCATCAAGCCCATGAATTGCCTTCAAGTCTTGTGCTAATTCAACTGTGTACTCAGCCTTCAATGCACGTGACTTAGCGGTGACTGTTGTCTTCTCAATTGAGAATGCCATTTGTGCTGGGTCAAGTGCTTCAGCAGTAGCGGTTGCCATGCCAAGACCTGTTGTGTATCCAGAAGCGGCTACTGGGTCAGACCCAGCATGTGTTCCTGCGCCGGAGAAATCTGTGTCAGCTTCGTTGAATAACGCTTCTGTGCCTGAACCACCGAATCCGCCCTGTGATGTGTACGATGACTTCATGGCGAAGATTAAGCCTGTTGGGCCTGTCATTGGCTGAACGCCGCAGACATCATATGCCATCAAGTTTGGAAGTGAACGACGAACCAAAGAAATCAGTATGGGGTCATATGTTCCGATTGATGCGCCTGTTGCGTTGGCAGCTGTTTCATTCAACATGTTATCTTCGCGCATCGCCTTTTCTTGGTTTTCAAGAACAACGGCGGTTACTGAACGCTTGTAGGCATCCTTGATCGGTGTCATTTCTGCATGGTCAAGAATTGGTGCCCACTTCTTTTCTAAATTTTCTGATAGGTACATTTCTAGTCTCCTGTTGGTTTTTACGTGTTAAACGTTATTATTATTTATACAACCACTACTTTCCAAAACTTGTTCGGCCAATCATTTCGGCATATTTTAACATAGTTCCCGACACTTCTTCAGTAATAACAGCATCACTTTCAACAACAACCGATGTTGGTGATGACTTGGGAAAATAGTTGGTTTTGATAACGTTTAACTTTTTTTCAAAAATAGTTTCGTTTTCGAACTCAACATCTTCTACTAATCCGTGTAGCTTCTCAGCTTCCGTTTGAGCTAAATCTGCTGTAACTTTTACGAACACTGCTTCACGCTTTGATTCTTCTAACTCTTTCTTTAATTCATTTGCTTCTTCCATCACTTCATTTACCTTCTCTATCAATGCTTCGTTCTGTGCTTGCATTTCACCTAGTACGTTATACTTTTCTTCTGGGATTTCAATATAACTTTCCTCGAACAACGTCTTGAGGCCAGAGATGAAATCTTCTGTGATTTCTGCACGAAGTCCTGTTTCAATTGCAACTTCGTTATCTGCTAACCATTGTTCAGCTACATGAGTTAAATACCCGTCCACGTTGTTGATTAATTCTTCGTGTAATTCAACTAAAGCATCTGCTGCTTCTTCTGTTAACGCTTCTTCAATTTCTTGCATTTCAAATGCAACACGAGCTGTGACCACAGCCTCGAACAATGAAGCGGCATTTGCCTTGAAATCTTCCGACAAGTCTAATTCGGTTGAAAACAATGTTTGAACATCTGTAGCCAACGATTCCTTGATTTTCTTCATTAACATATCTTTCTTAGCTGACATCTTCTTCTTACCATCTTCTTCTTCTTCTTCATCATCTTCCATCTTATCTTTTGCTTCTACTAGCTCGTAGTTTGCTTTTTCTTCATCAGATAAAGCATTGAATTCTTCTTCTGTAATTTCCACTTCGAATTCTTCCTCTTCTACTTCTTCCTCCTCTACTTCTTCCTCTGCTTCTACTTCTACTTCTTCTTTAGCCATGATGTTACCAACGCGGCTAACAGCAGAAACTAAATCCATGTAATCTGTGAAATTTGTCGCCTTGCCAACACCCTTGCCTTTGGGCAATGTTGTGTCTTTCTTCATTTTAGCTGACTGTGTTTTGCCTTGTGTGTCTTGGTCATCTTTTGAATCAATCGTTGCATCTTCTGATGACCCTTGCTTCATTGGCATATCTTCTTTGGGGCCAACACCAGCTGCCAAAGGTTGTGATGCTGTAACCTTTGCGCCTGCACCTGAACCAAGTTCAAGTACTTCTGGCTTTGTTGTTGAGGATGACCCCTGTGCCATCGGTGAGGCTTCCTTGTTGTTGCCCATTCCTGGGTATGCTTCTGACACTTCAGTAGCTTCAACAATGGACTCAACCATTGATTCTGCTTTCTTGTTTAACAAGTGTCTAATTCCATTTTCTACGGACATGTATTTATCTCCTAATATAGTGGTACAGATTATATCTACTATTTATACAACTTATTACTTTGAAATGCTTGAAAGGAAGTTTTCAAACACTCTCAGCTTGACTTCTTCTAGCTGTTTCCGGCTTGTTTGTTCAATTAGTTTCTTTGTTTCATCAATTTTTTCATAAGTCCATGAACCATTTACAAACATCCAGTCAGCGTTTTCCATGATACCTCGAACAAACGCATCTGGAGCTGATGGGTCAGCAACAATGTCTGCTGCTGTTGCTAGATAGAAATCACCTTGTACTTCGTTGACACCTTCTTTGTTGGCAACCATGGATCCCATCCCACGGGATGAAACTCCTAACTTGGCTCCTTCGTCAAGAAGATTCTTGGCAATTTTGCCCATGGGGGTATCCATGATTTTTGCTCTGCCAATAAAGTTATCACCATTTTCTGTTAAGGAAACAATCATGTGTGAAACACGGTCAAGATTGATGCCCGGGCCTTCTGGGTGTCCTAGTTCACCAAATGCTCTCTTACTATCTACATATTCCTTCATGTATCGTCCAACTTCTTTCTTCATGATTTCTTTAGGATATAATCGACCATTTCTATTCTTAATATTGCTTTGTAAGAATACACCTTCAATGAAATAATTCTTCGTGGACCCAACACCTTCCGAAATGAATTCTACTTCTTCAACTAATTCAGAAATAAGTTTCATGATATCTCCTTAACCTATGTTTTGATTGAGATGTTGTGTATCACTATATCCTGATACCTTCACGAATTCTATAATCACGTGTCCGCCGCCTGCTGGTGTAACTACTACAACATCAGATCCATTTTGTCTGTTATCAGAAAATCCATTAAAATCCAAATGGTATGAACCATTCAATGACCAAAGTAGTTCACTATTGCGTGTGATGGTTGCATTGCCTACAGGAACCGACCAAGCAATAGAACTAATGTTTACTATGGGGGTCGAGGCAAATTGCCCCTTGTACAATTTATGGGTGCTGCCACTTCCAACTGCTGTTAAATTTACAACGGTTCCACTGAAAGCGTTTTCTTGTGATGTTGCTAGCTTCAGTGTGTTGGCACCTGTTTTTCGTATATAATATGTGGCTTCATCTGATAAACCAGTGATGACAGTCCCACCCCCATCTGAATACACCACTCGGTCACCCGTAGTGAACCCATGGGCTGTAATAGTAATAGTATCTGTTGCCGTGATGACAACTGCTGCATCTGAGGCGTCAAAAGATTTTGTTGTTCCATGAAGTAAAGAAGTTGCTAAGGTAATGGTTTCATTACCACTCGTGCCGCTAACACACACAACTGTATGTATTGGTGTATTTTTAAGTACTGTTACTATTGCTGACATTAGTTATCTCCGTCTTTTTGTGAATTCATATACTGTGCTGATGTCACAATATAATCTTCTGCCAACGTTATTTTTGATTGCACCCATTCAGGTAAATTGGTGTCATCTTCAAGCATATCATGAAGCATGTTGGCATTATACACAATGCTGCGAAGTTGACTTTTTGCCATGTCACCTTCGTAATCATACTCACCTTTATCCTTTTCTTCCTTGATATTTTTCTTGCGAAATTCCTTAAATGTTTTCACATCAATCTCCGTGATACGTACCAGGTTTTGCTTTGTTGTAACTTGCTGCTGCAGCATTATTGTATGCAGCGTCTAATTTAGATTTATATTTTTTAGTAAGAGACGCATTTGCATTACTAATGCCCTTTACTTGTTTTTTAGCTGTGGAATCTCCTTTACGAGCTGCATCAAGTTGTCCTGGCTTTGCCCGTTTACTAATATATGAACGTAAAGTGTCTGCATGCAATTCCTGCAAGTTCACATCTTCCTTGACGCGCTTTCTTGCAAACATTTTAGTTTCCGTGTCGCTCAATTTGCCAAACACCTTTCCACGAATGATGTTTCGGACTGCAGCTTTCTTTGGTGCATAGTTATCAATTCCTTTCTTGATGCTATCAACTTCATCTTTTCGCTGGCTGTCAACACGCCGTTGTGAACCACGATCTAATGCGCCATTTTTATTTGCAGCACCTTTTGCATCAGCATAGGCGTTCTTCTTCATCTTGTTTTCAGCATTGCCTTCTTCTAGCTCCACATCTTCCTTTTTCATCTTCATGAAGTTCTTGGCAAACTTTGGCTTTCTGGCGGCATCATATTCCTTCTTGGCATCTGCCATGGTGGCGGCATGTGCCTTTTTCATTTCCGCTGACTTCTTGGCGGCATATGGATCTGAATAGGCTTCGTGTGCCACTTCTTCCTTCTTAACAGCAGGTGGTTTTTTTGATACGTCTTTTAACCCAGCACGTTTAAGCATATCCGCCTTTTCTTCAGCAGGGCTTAGTTTTTTCAAATATTTGAAGTGGGGGCTGACATGACGGGGCGTTTTAAAGTCCATCTTTGTTTTCCCACCTTGTTCAAACGTGTCCTCATCAACTTGTTCCACTTCTTCGGGTAGAGTTGGCTTGTAACGATATGATGCAGGTCTACGCACTCTTTTAATTGCGTTCTTCAATGCTGGGGTACCCATCTTAGAGCGATCTGGGTGCACATATGGGTCCTTTGGCTCCGACGCTGCGTGGTCTGCGCGAGCTTGTTTCATGTTTGTTCCTGAAGTTTGACCAAACGGACTAATTGCAAGATTCTTCTTCATCTTGTTTTCAGCATTGCCTTCGTCCACATATTCAGCTTCTTCCTTCACAC